CTTACCATACTTGAACAGGAAGACTTTACCTTCGTTGGCAGGGTTAGCAGGATCCTTCACAACGTAGATGTTGCTCACATAGGTCAGTTTACGCTTCTGCTTACGTGCCAGTTCCTTACCAGCATCAGTGCCATTGTTCCACAGTTCGGAGTTCAGTTCCGACACAGGATCCTTCTGACCCAGAGTAGTCAGAGAGTTCTCAATATACCAACCACCAGGACCTTGGAATGCGTGACTGTAGAGTTTCACGAACGGCAGGTCCTCGCCATTCGGAGCAGGGAGGAAACGGATCACGGCATAACCATTGCCGCTCTTATCTACATCCAGTTTCCATACGCGGTCGTCACTAGAACCGCTACTTGTATTCATTTTTTCAACTTCTTTAACCAGTTTGGCGGTCAAAGAACCAAGTTTAGACTGCTTTTTAAGGTCAGCAAAAGACATTTGGATTACCTCGGATAGTTTGGATTCGGGGGATTACTCGGATAGTATAACAGAAATTGCCTCAGCGGTCAATGAATTGCTTGAGGGACTCAATGGTTTTGTTCATACTACTGAATAATATGTTCATATCAGTTTCTGGTGGGAAACCCATCAGTGCTACTGACTTGCGTAGGTTCTCTTTCATCTCAACCGCTTCTGGGTCGTCTGAAAGAGACAACCTAGTATACATTACTCTTTGCTTTTCTAGCAAGAGCTCTAGTTTTTCAATATGTTCTAATTTGGTCTCACGGGACATCACACCAAAAGTGAGAATACTTCCGTAAATCTCCTCTTGTAACTTATTAATTTCTTTCAGTTCTTCTTGAATAATATCGGAGTCGAAAAAGCTACTCATCTATAATTTCCCGTAAAATTTTTTTATAAGAGAACACGTCAATATTTAGAAATGGATTATATTTTTTAATTTTTAAACTGACGGTTTCCCACACTGGGTCCAGAAGTTTCTTATCAAAATCTTTGACGATTGAAAATATTTTGTCGTAGATGACGAATGTTTCTGGCGATAATTTGCCGCTTAGAAATCTTTTGAGGACTATAGGGTGCCCTTTGGAACAGTTGAACACAGTTTCTAATTCGTTCTCTGAGAACAATTCCGTTGATTGTTCTTTGAACAAGTAGGTCAAACTCTGTTGTCTTCGCATCCAATCTGCGTAGGTCCTTTCTCCAGAATTGATAATTTCGCCAATCCATAAGTTCTGTACGTTGTCTGTGGATACAAAGTTTGCTAATAGAAAATCTACAATTTCTTTATCTGAGTATTTACGACTGGTCTTCTCAAACCAATATTTGTCTTTGCGTTTATTGAATGAAGTGACGGTTGCTCTGGATTTGCCCCCATACTTAAAAAAGTCATATTTACTGTTCGTAAAATGACTTTTCATCGAAAGATAAGTTTGATATGTCTCAAAAGGACTCATAACGGAAGTTTTGCTCTCGAAGTGCGCTTCATAAAGTTAAGACGAGTTGCGTCCCACTTTAATTTCTCTTTCAAAGGTTTTGAAATGAGTTTCGTAACTGATTCTACCTCAAGACTATTGATTTCGCAATAGTGGCAAATAGCATCAATATAGTTAAAGTTTTCAGTTGCGACAATATGTTCAATCTCAAGAGCAAACTTGGAAGGCGTTAAAAACTTATTTTCGATTGCTTGTTCTAATTCTTTATTTGGTTCCATAGAGCTCCAACTTATCTCTAACAAACTTTCTAATGTATTCTGTGAGAAGTTTGATGTATTTTGATTTGTCTCTTTCTTCATAAACGACGCATTCTCCATTTTCACAAGCCATAATGATTACAAGTTTTTTAACAGTCAGTCCTGTTAGTTCGTATAGCATACAACCATATGCCATACATTGAACAAAATAGTGTTCAATCCACTCTCGTGGTTTTGGTTTTTTAGAAGTCTTAAAGTCGATTATCGCTAACTCGCCGTCATATTCGGCAATACAATCAACAGTCCCAGCAATACCTAGTTGCTTACTATATAGGGACCCTTCAAGGGCGTAAATATTATTTATACGATTTAAGTCTGTTTTTGAAATTTTAAACAGAAAGTCTGAAATAGGTTGAACAGGAGGAAGGTCACGATTGTACAAATAGTTCTCTACAAGAGAATGCATATCTGTTCCACGACTTGTTGCCGCTTTTGTGACACGCTCTGCCTCTTCTTCACCAACTTTTTTACGCCAATTAATAAAAATATCTTTATTAAAATGACTGGTCACCGAAGTGATGGAGACCAGTCGCAGAAGTTCTTCTTCGTCAGGGACTTTGTAATACCTTACACCATCAATGGTTTCACGCTCCAACTGTGGGAGTTCAATATCAATATGATTAAACATTAAAAACCAGCATCCATTTTTGCGATAATGTACTCCTTAACAAGTCCAGAACGAACAATGTCTTCTACACCAAACTCAATTATATCAAAAGATGGCATTTTACGCAAGACCGACATAAAATCTACAATACCATTACGCTCGTTTGTTTTCTGCAAATCTGACTGAGAAGCATCACCGCAGAAACAAATTCTTGTATTTTCACCTACACGAGTAATAATAGAATCCAATTCGTGAAAATTCAGGTTTTGGAATTCATCTACAATTACAATCGCATTATCAAGAGTTGTTCCACGAAGGAATGAAGTGCTCCAAAACTTAATGGTTTCTTGTGCCTTCAAGTTTCCATAGAGCATTTCAAAGTCAGCATCAGAAGGCATCTGGAACATATACTTCACCATATTCTTATAAGGAATCTGGTAAATGTCTGCTTTGTCTTCGTGAGATCCAGGAAGGAAACCAATCTCTCTGGTTGCGACTAATGAACGAACCAAATAGATTCTTTCGTAAGGAGTTCTCTCATCAAGAACATCTCTCAGAGCATTATAGAGTGTAATGAAAGTTTTACCTGTTCCTGCACAACCATAAGCAATCAAGTGCTTTTGAGCAGCGTAAGATTCAAAAAGTTTTCTCTGATTTTCTGTGAGAGGATCAATATCAATCAGATAATCAGAACTTAATGGTTTTTTACGCTTCATTTGACGAGTAGTAAGACCAACCCCGATTGGTTGCTCTGCTCTTTTTCTTCTTGCCATATTAGAGTTTTTTAACGGTTGAACCTGGTGCCTTACTGGCTTTTTCTAATACATCATTCCACCCAGGATTGCGATTGATAAGCTTATTTCTCCACTCACCCACCTCTCCAGGAGAAGGGCAAGTAGAAGGATCTGACCAATCACGGATCCAATCAGTGTTGTCTTTTTTCCACTGGTCCCAGTCGTGGATACTCATTTCCACTTCTTTCTGTTCACCAGTTTTTGTATTGACTACAGGATATACAGGCATAAAGTTACGAATTCAAGATAATTTATTTAGACCCACTCAAGAGCTTCGGCAACCGTTGGAAACTGTTCGGAAAACACTTTCTTACATTCCAGAGCAATGTCCATATGCTCTTTCTGAGTTCCATTTGCAGAACGAAGATTGATGTAATGAATCCAACTACGGCAAGAACCCGTCATATAAATGCGCGTAGGGGTCGCCAGAGGCAGCACAAAGCGAGCACACTCCTTAGCAACACCGTGATCCAGAAGTTCCTTGTAGAGGCGCATAGAGTGTGCAAAATGCTCTTGAATCTTGCTCTGAAGACTCAGTTTTTCATATTCACCAAGATCATCAATCGAGTTCTGACGATTCTTGGTGTCCTGACGGCGAAGGTCAGGAACGGGAACATAATCACTCAGCAAAGAAGAATCGGCATACCGCTGCGAAAACTCTTGAAATGTGAAACTACGGTGGCGAAGAATTTGTGCTGCAATGCCACGATTCGTTTCAATCTCCAAACTCATAGAAGATTGCTCAAACACAGACCAATGATTGTGCTTAATACAATAACGTAGCAAACCCGCATAGTTTTCAGAATCTTGATTCGCTGGATTAGAAACTCTAGCAATATATGCCATTGTTTGTTCTGCATCGGGAGTCACACTGATAAGTTTTACGGTCATTTCTTTCCAAATCCTTTTGATGTTTTTGCTTCAAGTTCTGCGAGTTCTTCTTTAAGAGTTCGCAGTTGTGCTTTCATTTCTTTGATTTTTTCATCGGTGTAAAGATGATCTTGCTTCACCAATCGTTCTAAAAGTTTAATAAGTTCTCGTGCTCTACTAGTCATCTAAATCAGAATCCTCAAAAATTTCATCGTAATCTAAAATTGGTCTTTTTCTGACTTCTGGTTCTGTATAAGAATACGCAGAAGTATCAGAATACACTTCTGCTTTCAGATTATCAACCAAGAGTTCAAGATTACGGACAATCAGTTTTAGTTTGTCTCTGTCCATAGAATACTTTTCACTCAGCGTATCATAACATAAAAAAAGGGGGGAATCAACCCCCCGATTTTATTTGAATAAAAATTGAATATAAAGAGACAATAAAGTAATTACAACCGCACAACCTGCGGTAATTTGTAATACTGCGAACATCACTTTGCTCCAACGAGTTGTGCTAATTGTGCCTGATGACGACGCTCTTCTTTTTGTTTTTGTTCTTTGATGAGTTGTAGGAAGTTTAGCTTTTGCATCACTTGTGTCCCTCCTTTACAAACTTAACACCACGATAGGTTTCGTTGTATTGTTGGGCTTGTTGTTGCATTTGCTGTTGGTATTCAATACGCTTTTGAGTATCGTATTCAACACCTCTGTAAACGACTTTAGACATTAGGTTTTCTCCTTAATTTTGAGGCTAAAGAGCGTTCCTTCAGTCGGCTTTTGCGTCTATTTTGCACTCTTTTGGAGTAATCTGTTTAATCTCCCAAATCAAATCATTCTTTGCTTGTTTTGGAATATCAACTCTATAAACTCTCCCAACCATTAACTGTGCTTGTAGGCAAGTTAAAATGAGTGTTTCC